TATGGAAGTATGCATTGGGTTCGTTCTCTGATGAACAGACCAAGAGGTATGATAATCTTGTACTCCTTGTTCGATCTGGCATCTTTTTTACTTATCTCATCACTAATTGTTTTATTATTAGCGGAGTGATCCGTCATTGGAATGACTGACTTTGTTTGGGTCGAAAAATATCGACCAAAGAAAATTGAAGATTGTATCTTACCTGAGGATATAAAGAAAACGTTTAACGATTTTCTAAAGACAGGTGAGGTATCTAATATGCTTTTACATGGTACTGCTGGTATCGGTAAGACAACTGTTGCCAGAGCATTATGTGAAGAGTTAAACGTTGATTATATTATGATCAACGGATCGGATGAAGGAAGATTTATTGATACAGTAAGGAATAAGGTTTCCAACTTTGCTTCTACTGTATCTCTTTCTTCTGATTCTAATCATAAAGTTGTTATTGTTGATGAGGCAGACAACACAGGTACAGATGTTCAACTTGCATTAAGGGCGAACATTGAGAAGTTCCATGGTAATTGTAGATTCATTTTTACATGCAATTATAAGAACAAGATTCTTGAACCACTTCATTCGAGGTGTGCTGTAATTGATTTTGCAATACCTGCTAATCAAAAGAAATTTGTAGCAGGTAAATTCTTTGAACGTCTTAAATTTATCCTTACCAATGAGGGTATTGAATATGATGAGAAGGTATTACCACAACTGATACTTAAGTTCTTCCCTGACTGGAGGAGAACACTTAATGAGTGTCAACGTTATGCCATAGGTGGTGTAATAGACAGTGGTATATTATCAAGTTTAAGTGAGGTTAAGTTCAGTCAGTTAACTAGTTCACTTAAGAATAAAGAGTTCACTACTGTAAAGAAGTGGGTCTCTTCTAATTTGGATAATGAACCATCTCATATATTCAGATCAATATATGATAGTTTGTACAGTTATCTAGAACCTGCAACTATCCCACAAGCAGTATTGATTATTGCTAAGTATCAATACCAGTCAGCATTCGTTGCTGATCAAGAAATAAATCTCTTAGCAGCATTAACCGAAATTATGGTGGAGTGTGAATTCAAATGAATGTAAAACTAATTAGAATGTGGTCTGGTGAAGATGTAGTAGCAGACCTTGTTAAAGTAACAGATGAATTTATTACAATTGCTAATCCGATTGTAGCAGTTCCATCTCAACAACAAGGTCAAATAGCATTTGCTCCTTGGTCACCTATTCTCAAAGACAGTGAAACCCAAGTAGATGTAACTACAAAATATGTTGTGTATATTGCAGATACACAAGATGCTATTATTGAGCAATACAATTCAGAGTTTGCTCCTGTTGCAATCCCACCCAAAAGGAAACTTATTTTATAATTATGAACGATCTTACAAATGCTTGGAACTCAATGACTTACGTTGAAGGGTTCCTTTTTTCAATCTGGATAGTTGGTTTATACTATATAAAACTACGAATGGACAAGTGGTATCATATCACTGTCGAAAAGAAAACGGTTCACCGTGTGAGAGTGGAATCTGATTCCCACCTTGATGTCGAAAATCACAATCATCCTTGGTAACTATGCCTGTATATAGAGATTACGAGATCAGAATCAACTTAAATGAGTTGATAGAGAAAAGGATTCCATGCTGTGACTTATTACATCCTGATCACTGTTTCACTGAATCACAAGTGGCACAGATAGCACATGACATTAACATGGACTTGGATCTACATCCAATTTACCATCAGATAGACGAACATATTATGAGGTATGTTACTGCTGCTGGTATAGACAATTCAGATCATTGGGTAGAGCCACGATTACCAGATTTAGATGAAGATTAGCGTAGTAGGTGCAGGTACAGCAGGTTGCTTTACTGCATTGCATTTTGCATGGTACCTCAGGAATTATCCTGAGCACGAGGTAGAGTTAATTTACAACCCAAAGGTACCACCTGAAGTGGTAGGTCAAGCATCTCTCTTGGATCCTCCAAGAATGCTTTGGTCTGCTACTTCTTTTAATTGGTATAATAATCCCATACATGCTACTTTTAAGAGTGGGATATTATATGAAGGATGGGGTAAGAAGAATAATAAGTTTTTCCATGACTTTCCTGCTAACAGTATGGCAATGCATTTTTGCCCATGGGAAATGCAAGAGCATATATTAAAGTCAGGACAGTTTAAAGTAGTAGAGGATGATGTTTCTCCATATGATGTTGATTCAACCTATGTCTTTGATTGTAGAGGTACACCTAAAGATCTAAGTGACTATAATAATTTAACTAGTGCTGTTAATGCATGTATTCTCGCTAGACCTTTCTTTAATACTTCAAAACAACATTGGACTAGATCAGTAGCAACACCAGATGGTTGGACTTTTATAATCCCAACTTCAGAGAAGTCACCTGCTAGGGATGGATCTGTTGGATATTTGTATAATGATAAGATAACTTCTCAAGAAGAAGCACAAAAGAATCTATTAGAAATGTTTGATGTTGAGGTAACTAAACATGTTACTTTCAATAGTTACGTTGCAAAGAATCCTATAGTAGATGGTAGGGTCTTTTTAAATGGTAATAGATTATATTTCTTAGAACCAATGGAAGCATCATCTACACAGGGATACTTACAGTTTGCTAGAAATATATTTAATCATTACTTATCTGGTGAGATGAATGCTCAAAAGATAGAGGATGATATGAAAACTTATATAAAGCGTAGTCAAGATTTTATACTATGGCATTATAGGGAAGGTTCTAAGTATGATACTCCTTTCTGGAAACATGCTACTCAACTAGCATGGGAACCTGATGAATGCTTTGGTGAGTATATGGACTTTGCTAAATCTAATGATAGAAATGATGCAGTACCTGAGGGGTATGGTGGTAAGGGTATGAGACCATCTAAACCTACTCTTAGTAATGATGGGTATGCTCAGTGGTCTACCTATGCTTTTAAGAACTGGGTGGACAATACACATAAGTAATGCTATAATATCCTTATGTTTAAATAGACCATGATTTTTCTCTCATGTCCACCAGTGTATCATTTACCTGGTACTTGGAGTGATCCAGATAAGATTGCTAAATGTCAGGAGACATTAATTAAGCATGGGAACTTAGATCCTCAATATGGATTTGTAGTTTTTATTGTAGTAATGCTTCTATTTGTAGTAGGGTATGGATTGTACCTTACCTTTGGACCAGGTGGTAAGGATCTTAAAGATCCTATAAAAGAACATGCACGTATGCATGAATTAGGAATAGCTCATGGGCATACTCCTAAAACAAAGCATGACTGAATTCCCTATTCATTATGATGGTGAGGTACTTCCTTTACCATGTTTTTTTGGAATAGATGATGAGTTACACCATGGAGAATGGGCACTATGTAATTCATCATATTCATTTGATAGCAGACCACCAGTTATGTGGGTCGGTCCTGAACAGAGTAGAGTAACTTATAAAGACAATCTCTGTTGGGGAATGAGATGGGAACATGATAAGCAACAGTTCTTACAAGCTGCTACTATCATCAAGATGAAAATACAAAAGCATATCAAGAAAGATATTCGCTTATGTAAGATTCATGTAAATGGTCAAACCTTTGGTCAGATCTCTACCTTTCATAAAGATTTCAAACAAGATTGGGTATGGACTTTTGTTCTCTTTACCAATATGGAATGGAATCAAGAATGGGGTGGAGAATTTATATGCTATAATGATGATAAGTATTATCATTATCCATATGTACCTAATAGAGGAGTTCTAATTCCATCTAACTGGCAACATAGAGGAGCATCCCCTAACAACTCTACTGACAAATTAAGAACCACTATTGGTTTTTCATATGTACTAGCAGATAAATGGGATGAGTTAATAGATTCATTAGCATCAACTAGTAAAACTAAATCGAGATTTTTATCATGACGGAAGATCAAAGAAAATTAAAAGCACAAGTTAAATCCAGATGGTATTATATCTTCTGGGGTGCTGCAACTGT